TGGCCGTGTTATCAACGCAGAAGCACTTGCTGACACAGAGGTGACCCTACTGATTGACCAGGAAAAGGCATTTAGCGTAAACATTGACGACGTGGACGCAGTTCAGGCTGCTGGCACTTTCGACGCTTGGGTGACTTCTGCTGGCCGTGCGCTAGGTGAAGACGCTGAAGCAGCAGTTCTTGCAGCAATGGTTGCAGACGCTACAGACGCAAACGCTGCAGCAGCAGCAGTGACCACTGGTGCAGAGGCTAAGGCAGCATTGCTAAAACTACGCACCACCATGTCTGCTGCTAAGGTTCCTTCAACTGGACGCTACGCAGTTGTTTCACCAGCATTCGCTGACTTGCTAATTTCAGGTCTATCAGACGCAGCCCAGGCTGGTTCTGCTGGCGAACTTCGCAACGGTCTAGTAACCCGCCTTTACGGTTTCGACGTTCTAGAGTCTGCACTTCTAGAGGGAACCGCAGCAATTGGCTACCACGAAGCAGCAGTTGCATTCGTGTCACAGATTGACAAGGTTGAAGCACTGCGCAACCCTTCAAAGTTTGCTGACATTGTTCGCGGACTAAACGTTTACGGCACCAAGGTGACCCTTGCTGACGCAGTTGTTAAGTTCATTGGCGACTAATTAGTTTCACCCCGCTAGGGGGTGGCTTCGGCTGCCCCCTAGCACCCCAAAACTTTTGAAAGGAAAACATGACTTGGGCAGTATTTGAAGACGTGCGTGACCGCTGGGTTGGTTCGAATCTTCCAACAGACGCAGACCTAGTGACCGCACTGATTCTAGACGCCGAAGCAGTTATTCTTAAAGAATTTCCTAAGATTCAAGACCGTATTGACACAAAAACTCTACCTTTGAATCTTGTGAAAATGGTTGTAGTTCGCATGGTTTCCCGTGTGCTTCGCAACCCAGAAAATCTTACTTACTGGCAACAGCAAACAGGTCCGTTTGGACAGTCAAGAAACTTTGGTGCAAGTGGGTCAGATATTTGGCTGACTGAAGAAGAAGAAGAAATGCTTGCCCCAAACGTAAAGGGTAAAGCCTTTGAAGTTGACCTTGGTGCTAATGCAACCAGTGGCGGCCAATGGATTTGGTTGACAGGAAATGGCTACGGCGAAGATAGCCCAGTGCCAGACGCTTATTCAGGGGACTTAGACTAAATCATGTCATTCTTTCGCGGCAATGAAACCGTAATCATTACAAGACGTTCAGCGGCTTCTACAGACGATTTCGGCAACAAAACCTATACCACTACCACTTTGACCGTAAAAGGCTGCTTCTTGGGCTTTGGTGGCGGTTCAGAACCTATTGACGCGACCCGTGACCCTGTAGATACCAAAGTGACACTTTATTTTCCAAACGGCACCCGCATTGAAGAAGGCGACGTGTTCACAGTCCGTGGAACAAAATTTGTCAAAGACGGCAGCCCAGAACAATGGGAAAACCCGTTTGGTTTGGAATCTGGTGTTGTAGTGCAGGTGCGAAAGCGCAATGGCTAACGACGTCAAAGTAATTGTTCACGAAGACGGCATAAGTCAGTTTTTGAACGACAACAAAGGCGTGCGTGACATGCTAGTTGCCGAAGCAAAAAAAATAGCAGCAGAAGCCCAGGCAACTGCTGACAGTGCCCAAGAAGGCACAGGCGGTAGAATTACAGGATATGCCGAAGCAGGTTTTTCTGTTGAATGGGAAAGCCGCCCAAATAAACGTCCGCGTGTGAATGTTGTTTCTAACGCAGACCCTAAAACTTCACTGGCCGCGCACTTTCACACAATGAAACGTGACGGCGTTGCACACCTTCGTGCAGCACTTTACAAATTTACTAGACGGGGCTAAGAATGGCAGTTATCTTCCCAGACATTGAAAAAACTTTAGTGTCTTACTTCAATACTGCATTCGCAGCACAAGACACAGAACTTGCCACAGGTGTGCGTGTAGCCACCAAAAAGGCACAACCAGACGAAGCACAACCAGATAAAGAACTTGTCATAAATGTTTCCTACGCAGCAGAAACAAACTATGTCACAAAAGACGCTTCTGTAATGCTAGAAATTTATGCTTCAGACTACGCAACTGCTAATGAACTTGGTCTGCTAGTTGAAGCATTGGTGCGCGACAGTGTTGGCACCGAAATCAAATTTGCCGAAGTAAGACTGGGACCAGTAAGACTTGGCGAAGAAGGCCCTTTAGAAAAACGCTACTTAGACGCCCGTCTAGTAGTGAAGGGCACTAACCTATAAAAGTTTCCGCGTCGCGGAAAATAGCCCAATCGGGCAAACCCTTTCGAAAGGAAAAAACAACATGGCACTAACAGCCGATAACGTTGTAGTGGGCGTGACTGGAAAAGTTTATTCTGGCCCTACTACTTCAACAGCACCAACTTCAGCAACTTCAACACTAACTGGTTTCACTGACCTTGGTTATGTTTCAACAGACGGTGTTTCATTCACCGTTGACAAGTCAACAAACCAGATTCGTGCATGGCAGAATGCGGACCTAGTTCGCGAATCTATCACCGAAGGCACAGTGACTTACGCATTCACCTTGCTAGAAACCACACAGGAAGCAATCGAACTTTACTTCGGTGCAACCATGACTGCTGGCAAGATTGAGTTGAACCCAGTAAACACTGGTGGACGTAAGTCTTTCGTCATTGACGTTGTAGACGGTGCAAAGGTTATCCGTCACTACGTTCCTTCAGGTGAAATCCTGTCAGTTGACGCACAGACAATCCAGAACGGTGAAGCAGTTGCTTACGGTGTGACCGTGACTGCTTACGCTTCTGAAGGACGCGTTGCAGACGTATTCCACTCGGAGTTTGAGGCGTAAAAACCCCATAAACTACTAGGTGGGTAGTTGAGCGGTCTGCTACCCACCTAGTTTCACCAGACCGCAAAGACCACTAAACAAAACCGCTAACAAAGGAAAACATGACCGCCAAAGAAACCTATTCTTTCAAGCACAACGGCAAAGAATACACAATTCCAGCATTCAGTGCCCTTCCAATGGGTGCTATTCGTAAAGCCCGCAAGGCTAAAGACGAAGCAGACCAGGCTTTTACAATCCTTGAAGCAGTAATGCCAGAGGGTTCACCAGAACTAGACGCCATTGACGCAATGGGACCAACAGAATTCAACGCATGGTTGGAAGGTTGGACACAGGGTGCACCAGTGGGGGAATCTGTAGGGTCCGCGAACTAATAGCGGACCATGCACCAGAAGCCGCTTATGACTTCAGAACCAGATTCAACATTAGTATTTTTGAAATTGGTAAAACGATAAGTTGGCTAGAAACAATTCTTTTAGTTGCCGTGCTTATGCGCGACACAAGTTCATGGTTGCACACTGCACACGCTAAATGGGATTACCCAGTCAGCCGCGAATGGATAGCACAGGCCCACACGTTTGACTTACTTGCCGCAATAAATAGTAAGAAAAAGGCCAAGCCTTATCCTGCACCATGGCCAGACCCTAACCTTTCGAAGATTGGTTCTGGCACTAAAAATAGTAGAGCACGCGAACTTCTTGCGCGTATGAACCCGAAGGAAACCAATGGCGAGTAGTGCATTAGCAACCGCATTTGTCAACATTGTGCCTGGCACAAAGGCTATGGAATCCTACCTAAAGGGTGACTTGTCTAAGGGTGTTGGTGACGCTGGAACTAAAGCGGGAACTGCTTTTGGTAATAGTTTCGCAGGTGCGTTTAGAAAAGTTGCAACCGCAGCAACCGCACTTTATCTAACCAAACAATTCACTGACTTTGTTGGTAGTGCAATTAGTTCGGCTAACAAACTTTACATTGAATTTGAAGGTGTTGGTTCTGTTTTTGGAACCGCTGCAGGACAGGTTCAAGCATTCGCTAAGACTGCTGCAAAATCTGCTGGTATTTCTGAAGCCGCTGCTTTGGCTGCTGCTAAAGGCTTTGGTGGTTTTGCTAGTTCTGCTGGTTTGGCTGCTGATTCGGCTGCAAAGTTTTCCATTGACTTGACTAAGGCCGCTGGTGACATGGCTTCGTTCTACGGTGGTGGAACTGAAGCGTCACTTGCAGCAATCAAGTCTGCCCTTATGGGTCAGTATGAACCAATGCTGAAATATAACCAGCAACTTACTGAAGCAAAGGTAAAGCAAGAAGCCTTTAACATGAAGTTGACTGAATCAACTTCTAACGCGTTGGACCCTAACGCTAGGGCTTTGGCAGTTCAATCGTTGCTTATGAAGGGCCTTGGCGTTGCTACAGGCGACTTTGTGACTTACGCTGATTCATTTGATAACGCGCAGCAAACCATGAACGCTAACTTCGAAAACATGAAGGCAGCCATTGGAACTTCGCTGCTACCTGTTTTGGGTCAGTTAGTTGCAGCAATAAACCCCGTTATTGAAAAAGCGGGACCGCTACTATTTGATGTTTTCCAAAAACTTATCCCTATTTTTGATTTAGCAATTTCTGCTATTGACAAAATGACACCAGCACTAGACCCTGTTATTGGTGCTTTAGGTATGCTTATTGACGTGGTTGTTGAAATTCTAAAAACAGCATTGCCACCGTTCATGGAAATTATTAGTGCATTGTTGCCACTTCTTGCACCAGTCATGCAAGTGCTTATGACCATTGTAAAAGCAGTGTTGCCACCTTTGGCTAAACTTATCAGTGGTGCATTGGTTCCAATTCTTATGTTCTTGGTTGACATTCTAAATAAGTATGTTTTGCCTTATTTGGATAAATTGGCAGGCATTCTTGGCACTGGCTTGACTTGGGCTATTGACGCTTTTGTAAAAGGCTTCCAGGGTCTTGTCAAAAAACTAGAACCTGTTTGGGCTTTTATCAAACCTTTCATTGACGGCATTGCAAGCCTTATGGGTTTGAAGCCAGTAAACGTCAAAGTCACTGGTCTAGATTCTATGGAACGTGCTGCTGCAGCCCGCAACGCTGCTGGTGCAACAGGCGGCATTGGTGCTATTGACTACAGTGGTATAAACACTGGTGCAGTTAGTGGTGCCAAAAGTGCCGCAGCCGCGTCAAAGAAAATCAAAACAATCATTGCCAAAGCAAACAAAGGCATTGCAAAGGCTAACGCCACTTACAACAAAGCAGTTGAAAAGGCTAACGCAAAATTTGTTGAAGACCAGACTAAAATTTGGGGCGATTACAACAGCAAGGTTGCTGACCTAACTTCAGAGCGTAATAAAGAAAACGCTAAGGCTTCTAAAGAACACAGTGCTAACATTCTGGCAATTCAGAAGGACTTCAACACTAAACTTGCTGACATTGTGCAACAGTCTAAGGACCGTTTGCGTAATGCGTTCCAGTCTGTCACAGCAGTGGACGTTGGTAAGACTTTCGCTGACCTTGGCAAGAAAACCATTGACAATGTTCTAAAGAAGTTGCAAACAGGTCTTGATAAGGCCAAGGGTCTTATTGCTGCAACTACTGGCTTGGCTAATGCTGGTTTCTCACAAACTTTCATTGAACAAATTACTGCACAGGGCCCAGACACTGGCACTGCTTTTGCTAAAGCAATCTTGGCTGCAAGCCCAGAAGCCCAAGCACAGTTGCAGACTTTGTTTGCCGAAACAGAAACAGTTTCAGCACACGGCATGGACACCCTTGCTAACACAATGTATGAAAAAGCAGGCCTTGCTACTGAAGCACTGCGTTCACTTTATTCACAAACCCAAATTGACCTAGACAACGCACTTATTGCTGAAAATCTTCGCTACACTGAAGAACAAGCAACTATTCTTGCTAAGTTCAACGAAGGCATGACTGAAGCGGCTACAAAACGCGACGCTGCTTTGGCTGAAGCCGAAAAGACTTTGACTGAAGCATTGACTGCGGCAACCGCTGCTTTGAATGAATCGCTAAAGGCCATTGAGGACGAATTCAACACTGCTTTGAAAGAATTCAAAGACCAGTTATCAAAGCACGCCACAGCAATCAAAGCAATCAAAGATGAAATTGCAGCAGCCCGTGCTGAAGCAATGAAACCTATTGTTATTACACGTATTGAAAATGTTGTTGTCAACACAAAGGCTGCGGGGGTAAAACCATTCGCAAACGGTGGTTTTGTAAACGGACCAGTAAACGCTTTGATTGGTGAAGCAGGTCCAGAAGTTGTGACCCCATTGAAAGACTTCGAAAGAATGTTGGGCTTAGACAACAAAAATAACGGAACACTAAACTATTACGCTGCGCCAAACCAATCACTTAGTGCAGAACAAGCACTATTCCAGGCAATGCAGCGTGCAAAGGCGGTAGGTGCATGGTAGACGTCACAATTTCCCTAGTTGGTTCTAATGGTGACGCCATTGAACTTGGTGACAGCAGTGACTTTGTTCTAACAACTGGAACCACTGGTTTTGGTATTGCCGCAACACAAGTAAGAATTGACGAATCTGCTGGTCCTGGTGGTGTATGGCGTCACACAAAACGTGGTGTTCGTGACCTTGACCTTCCAGTGGCAGTCTTTGGAACGGACCGTGAAGATGTAGAAACAAAACTGCGTCGTTTATCACGTCTATTGCAGGACACAAACGGGCCAACTAAAATTGTTGCAAACTACAGCGACGGCAAAAGCGTATTCCTACAAGCACACTATGTTGGTGGTGCAGAAACACAATTTGGCGAAGACGCAAACAAAACATTTTGTAAATGGGTTATTCAAATGCAAGCCCCAAAACCTTATTGGGAAACAGTTGCACTTGAATCATTTCAGGTAGGTGCTGGAAATACAGGACGTGGGTTGCTGCCGCAACTATCAAAACTTAAAGTTTCTTCTTCACAATCACTTGGTGCAGTTATTGTAAACAACCCAGGTGAAGTTGAATCTTACCCAATCTGGACACTGCGCGGCCCATTAGATACTGCTACCATTTCTAATGGAACCCAGTCATTCACTTATGGTGCTACCATTGCTTCTGGTGAAATCATTACAATAAACACAGAAACTGGTTTAGTCACTGATTCTTCTAATGCAAACAAATACGCCAACCTTGGCCCTGCACCAAAACTATTCACTATTCAACCAGGAACCACAACCCTAGAAATTACTGGTTCAGGTTCAGACGCAACCACAGTTATTAGTTGCTACTATTCACCACGTTATGAAGTGGTCCACTAAATGAAAATAACTGACCTAATTGTTGAAGTCCGTAATGCAAATCTAGAACGCGTTGGACAAATAACACCAGACTATTTGGCAGGCTTTACCGCAGTTCTAAGAAACAACGCAGTAGGTTCATGGACTATTGACTTGCCAGACGGCAACCTAATGGCTGAAGCATTAACAGAACCAGGTGCAGGAATTGTTGTGACAACAGCCCAAGGAACACTTTTATCAGGGCCAACAACTTCAGTAATTCTAAACCAGTCAACAGATGATTCAGAAGGCACTTACACAATTAGCGGTGTTGACGACACAATCATTCTAGAAGAACGCTTAGCCTATCCAACACCAACCACAGCAGACGTCACAGCACAAGACATTCCCTATGACATTCGCAGTGGAATTGCTGAAGACGTTATCAAAGCCTACGTTGCCGCAAACATTGGCCCAAGTGCACCAGCCGCAAGAAAAATAACAAAACTTACAATAGACACGAATTTACACCGTGGCGCAAACGTTGAAGGTTCAGCACGTTTTGATAAACTACAAGAACTATTTGTTGGTCTTGCAGACGTTGGTGGTGTTTCCTACAACATTGAACAAATTGGTAATAACCTAGTTTTTCAAGTAGTTGAACCAGTAGACCGTTCAGCCTACATTCGCCTTGATTTACAAAACGGGCGTCTAATCAAATCAGAATATAGTTTTGCTAAGCCACTAACAACACGCACCATAGTTGGCGGTAAAGGTGACGAAGAATTTCGTTTGTTCCTTGAACATTCAAACACTGATTCACTAAATGCTGAAACCCTTTGGGGTAGAAGAATTGAAACTTTTGTAGACGCACGAAGCACAGACGTTATAGAAGAACTACAAGCAGCAGGCGACGAAATACTTGCAAAAGACGGCAAAACACAAATAAGCGCAAGTATAAGTCCAAGTGACGACCAAACAATGCTTTACGGTATTGACTGGAACCTAGGCGACAAAGTTTCAGTAGTTGTTGGCGACATTGAATTGGTTGCAGTTGTCACTGAAGTTGGAATTCTAATTTCAGAAGACGGCGTTCGCATTGGTGCAACAGTGGGTGAACCACGAACCAATAACTATGAAACACAAATTCTAACCCGCCAGGCTAATGCAACCACCCGCATTAGCAAACTGGAACGCAATAAGTAAAGGAAGAAAATGGCACAGACCTCTTGGCCCTTTGAAAACATAGACACAACGGAAACACAATTTTCACAATGGGCACGAAACATTGGCGAAGGTGTTAAGGGCAGTTCTGCTGGCACCGAACTAAAGCCGTATGCTGATTCTTCTGGCATGAACGTGAAAGTTCCTGCAGGCCAGTCAATGGTTCGCGGCCACTATTACCTAAGTAGTGCACAAGAAACGCTAACAATTACAACTTCAAATCCAACAAATCCACGCATTGACGCAGTTGTGCTTGAACTTGACCCAACAGCCAACACAATTTTATTAAAGGTTGTTGCTGGAACACCTGCTTCAAGTCCTGTTGCACCAACACTAACCCAAACAGATTCTGGCATTTACCAGCAACTTTTGGCAACTGTTTTAGTTGGTGCAGGTGTTGGTCTTATTGCTGCCGATAAGGTGACAGACGCACGCGTGTTTCTTGGGGCAACAACAGTTGCATGGTCTGCAATCACTGGCAAACCAACTGAATTCACACCAGCAGCCCACACACAAAATGCTTCAACAATTACAACAACAGTTTCTGACAAGTCTGCAAATTATAGCATTCTTGCCGCAGATAAAAACACACTAATCCGTTCAACAAATAGCGCAATCACAGTGACCATTGACAACGTGCTTGCAGCAGGTGAACAAGTCCAATTCATTCAGGTTGGAACTGGGCAGATTACTTTTGCAGCAGGTTCTGGTGTCACTTTGTATTCTGTAGATAGCAAAGTAAAAACTGCTAAACAGTATGCAGGCGTGACTGTTGTTTGTGGTGCTTCTGGCATTTACTACTTAATTGGAAACTTGGGGGCTTAGTTTATGCTTATTCCTATTGGTTTTTTTGGTGGTGGTAGCCAATCGCATTGGGTTGCAGTATATGGGGAACCAAATAGTGTTAATAATTCTATTGCTGTTGATAGTTCTGGAAGCGTATATGTAACTGGAACTGCCCCAGTAGGCGGCGGCTGGCTTAAAGCAAATGTCGCTAAATTTAATGCCGACGGTGCTATTCAATGGCAAAAATTATATGGGCAAACAAACTCTTACCAATCATATGGTGGAAGTTTAGCCATTGACGCTTCTAACAATGTTTATTTACAAATGAGCGTTCAAACAAGTGGACAAACATGGAATATACTTAAATTAAATCAAAGCGGTGTAGTTCAATCTCAATATCGTGTAAATTCAACTTTTTTTGGTGGTAGCAATACATTAAGTTTGGATTCTTCGGGGTCTATTGCAATGGGTGCAGGTGATTCTGGAACTCTACTATGGAATACGTCTGGAAGTTTAAGCACAGCAAGGGTTACAAATTATGATGCGGGAATCTATAAAACGCATATAGCCACTGACGGTTCAAAATTTATATGCGGTGGAATTGGTTATTTTGATAGTTTTGACAACTATCAAGTTGGTGGTGCATTAACAAAATTAGCCTCAAATATTTCTAGCACTATCTGGCATAGACAATCTAACGTAGCAGATTCCCCAGTTTCTTGTGTCACAACTGATTCTGCTGGAAATGTTTATTTTGCTAGAACACAAAATGGTGTTTGGTCTACCTATAAAATGGATTCAACTGGAACAATTATTTGGCAACGACAATCTACTGGCGTTACTGGGCCAAATTATCCTTCCAATATAAAAGTTGATAGTTTAGGAAATGTTTATGTTGTAGGTAAAACTGCTGTTGGTTCTGGTGAGTTTAACCCAACACTTATTAAATTTGATTCGTCTGGCAATCAGTTATTTGCCCGTTATTTAAGTGTTTATACTGGTAGTAATAGCAATGAATCCGCTAATGATATTAAAATTGACGCTGATGGAAATATGTATATTGTTGGTCAATTTACACGCTTAATTGCTGGAACCCAACAAGGCATTTCTTTTATTGCTAAATTACCAGTAGACGGTTCAAAAACTGGAACTTATTCAGTAGGCGGCTATAGCGTAACTTATGCTGCTTTGGCATTTACCAGTAATTCTAATGGTGCTGGTTTTGGGTCTGCTGCTATGAGCAATTCTGCCAATACAGGCACTTCAACAACCGCAACTGGATACGCAACAGATAATTCAACAACTTCTAGTTCTACAATAATAATTTAAGGAAAAAATGCTATTTATTAACCCAGAAAATGAATACCCACGCTTTATTGGCGACCTTCAAATTGAACACCCAGACTGGCAAGTAGGCGACGCAATTCCCGAAGGTTGGACTGAAGTTGCTTACGCTACTGAATACCCTACTGCTGGCGAAAATGAGAAAGTTGTTGAGGTTGACCCTACTGTTGTTGACGGTGTGCTAACTCAAACCTATGTTATTGAACCAATGACTGAAGGTGAAATTGCTTGGCGTGACGCACCAAAAACTGCTAAAGCAAAACTTATTGCACTAGGTTTGACAGATGCAGAAATTTCAGCAATAACACGCGGTCTAATTTACTAAAGGGGTAGCCCGTGAGTGAAAGCACACCACGCGGCAACTCACAACAAGCACTTTTGTTGCGTGTTGTTGAAGACCTTGCCGAAATAAAAGCAGAAATAAAAGCAGACCGTGCATGGCGTTCAAGAATTGAAGGGATTCTTGACGACCATGAAACACGCACACGCGAACTAGAAAAAGCACGCTGGCAAACCGCATGGATTACAGCACTTGCAAGCGCAGCCCTAACAGCATTAGTGGTTGCAATGATAAACACAAACTTAGGGGCATAACATGGCAGAGGTCTACACCTTACACGTTGACGCTGGGGCAACCTGGCGTGTGGAATTTGAATATACAAACGAAGACGAAACAGTGTTTGACCTTACTGGCTACACTGCCAAAATGCAGTTCCGTGAAACACCAGACGCAGTGCTTGCTTTGGAAATGGACGCAGACATTGACGTAGTAAAGGGAACTTTGGTTTTTGTTGCTTCGGCAACTGAAACTTCATCTTTGACTTTGCCACTTTATTCTTATGCGGTTGAATTGACTAATGGCACAGAAGTTATTCGTTTGGTTCAGGGCAGCGTGCACGTTAGTGCAGAAGTGGTGCGTGACTAATGCCTGTTCGTATTGTAAAACAACCAGACACGCTTCTAAACATTTATGCCCACCGTGGTGAACAAGGCCCTGTTGGTCCTGCTGGTCCTGTTGGTGCCCAAGGTCCAGAGGGTCCAAAGGGTGACATTGGTTTGACTGGTCCTGCTGGTCCACGCGGCTTGCAGGGCATTCAAGGTGACGAAGGCCCACAGGGTCTAAAGGGTGACACTGGGGCTTCTGGTCCGCAGGGTTCTGCTGGTCCAAAAGGTGACCGTGGTGAACAAGGTCTAAAAGGTGACCAGGGCATTCAGGGAATTCAGGGCGAAACAGGTCCACGCGGTTTTGACGGTGCACAAGGCCCACAGGGTCCACGCGGTCTAACTGGTGCCACTGGTGCAACAGGACCACAAGGCCTAAAAGGTGACCAAGGTATTCAGGGCATTCAGGGTGTTCAAGGTGAACAAGGCCCGCAGGGAATCCAGGGTGAACAAGGTATTCAAGGTGACACTGGACCACAGGGCACTTCTGTCACAATCAAGGGTTCTGTTGCAACTGTAGAACTTTTGCCTTCTACTGGAAATGTCAATGGTGACGCTTATATTGTTCAGGCAGACGGCGACCTTTATGTTTGGTCTGGTTCATGGGCAAGTGTTGGTCAAATTGTTGGACCAGAAGGCCCGCAGGGTATTCAAGGCATTCAAGGAATTCAGGGAATTCAAGGTGTTGAAGGTCCACAAGGTATTCAAGGTGACACTGGACCACAGGGAATCCAGGGAATCCAAGGCGACACTGGCCCACAGGGACCACAGGGCGACACTGGACCACAGGGTATTCAAGGAATTCAGGGCGAAACTGGGCCTGTAGGACCTGGCGTTGCTGCTGGTGGAACTGCTGGACAGATTCTTGCAAAGGTTGACGGCACTGATTACAACACGCAGTGGATTACTGAAGCACCCGCTGCTTCTTACACTTCCACAATCAAACACCAAGTAAAGGCAGCCGAAGGAATAACTAAAGGCCAAGCAGTTTATGTAAGTTCTGCAAACGGAACAAACATGCTTGTATCAAAAGCGTCTAATGCTTCCGAAGCAACGTCTTCAAAAACTATGGGTCTTTTGGAATCCACTGTTTCAACTAATGGTTTTGCAAATGTTATTACTGAAGGTTTGCTTGCTGGTTTAGATACTGGTTCAGCGAATGCTGGCGACCCAGTTTGGCTTGGAACTTCTGGCAATCTACTTTTTGGTTTGGCTAACAAACCAATTACACCTGCACACCTTGTATTCATTGGTGTTGTCACTAGGGCTAACAGTTCTAATGGTGAAATTTTTGTTCGTCCGCAAAACGGTTTTGAACTAAATGAATTGCACACGGTGCTTTTGGAAGCAGACGCAAGTATTGCTGACAATGAACTTTTGGCTTTTGATTCAGCAAGTTCGTTGTGGAAGAACCAGACTGCTGCTGAAGCAGGTTTGTCTGTTGTTGGCCACACCCACGCACCGTCTGACATTACAGGCACCGCAGTTATTACGACAGATTCACGCCTAAGTGATTCACGAACACCAACAGGTTCAGCAGGTGGCGACCTAACAGGCACCTACCCAAATCCAACTTTGGCTGCTGCTGGAACCGCTGGAACTTACACAAAGGTCACAACTGATTCAAAAGGCCGCGTCACTTCTGGCACAACCCTTTCAGCAAGCGACCTACCTGCAATAAACCAATCTTCATTGACAACAACAGTCAGTGATAAGGCAGCAAACTACACCATTATTGCTGGTGACGCAAACAGTGTCATTCGTTCAACAAACAGCGCAATCACAATCACAATTGCAAACGTCTTATCAGTTGGACAGCGTATTGACTTCATTCAATATGGTGCTGGTCAAATTACTTTTGCTGCTGGCACAGGCGCAACACTAAACAGTGCTGGTGCTTTACTAAAAACAGCAAAACAATACGCAGGTGCAACAGTTATCTGCGTTGCTTCAGGCGTTTATGCACTAATCGGAAATCTAGGATAAGGAAAAGAATGAGCAATAACAAAAAATTTACACCAGTTGGAATTCCTACAGTAGAACTAGAAGAAGTGCAACTTGACGCAACTGACTTGCCTACCGAAGCAGAAGAAACAGTTGAAGAAATCATTGAAGCAGCAGTTGTTCAAACAGTTGCTAAGGCTGGAACTTACATTGCGGTAGAAGGCGACACTTACGCAGGTTTGGGTAAGAAGTTTGTAAAGTCTGGCGAAACCCCTTTTCAGGCAGCGCAGCGTATTAGTGCAGCAAACGGTGGACGTTCTTTGACTACTGGAACAGTGGTGACACTCTAATGTCAAATTGGCGTTTACCTTTCCCAGATAAAATGCTGGGCGACCCATTTGGTGCATGGCCAGAAGCCCGCAAGAAAATGGGTTTGGGTCCACACCGTGGTGTTGACTGGAACGGAATGAAAAAAGGCACTGCGCTTCCTGCAGTTGCAGACGGCACCATTTCAGCAAACTACTGGTCTGACATTCTTGGCTGGGTTGTTGAATTGAAAGTAAAGTCAACTTTCAAGGGAAAATCGTCTTACATGTTTTTCATGTATTGCCACCTTGATAAGCAAAGCCCACTAAAGGTTGGCACCAAAGTTGCTTCAGGCGATTCTGTTGGCGGTGCTGGAACTTCTGGAAAAGCGTCTAGCGGAATTCACTTGCACTTTGCAATGTCAACCACTACTAAGGGCGGTGCTATCGGCAAAGTCTATGACCCACGTGCTTACATAAACCGCCGAATCAAAGAAGAAAAAGAAAAGACCGCTTCCGAAACAATTACTAACTAAGGAAGTTATGAAAACTATTTTTTCAAAACTGAAGAACGTTCTTATTCGTTCTATCGGTGTTATCATGTTCGCTTTTATCCCTGGCATGGCTGCTGGTTCTACAACTGTTGGTTGGTTGCAGGGTGGCCTTATTGGTGTTGCTACCGTATTCAGTGGAATTATTATTTTCTTTGGTGTGCAGTTGGCTTGGGACGCAAGCATTTCTGATAACGACATTGAAAAAGGTTTCAGGGCTGCGGTTGCTAAGCAGGATTCTGCTGCGGTGAAGGAAGCGGTTGAAACTAGCAAAGATGATGAAATTAACTGGGACGACTTTGGCGACCTAGACGAACTGGACAAGTAAACCCCCACTTGTCAAGCCCCCTGCCCTTACGGGTGGGGGGTTTCGTCTTACCCTGCGACACGCCAAAACCATAAACTACAAGTTTAGAGTTGCACAACCGCTAGTCTTATGGTATGAAAATACTTTTCTTAGACTTAGAAACGTCACCTAACCTGGCACACGTCTGGGGTCTTTGGCAGCAGAATGTTGCCATAACCCAGTTGGTGTCGTCAACCGAAGTTATTTGTTTCGGTGCCCGCTGGAATGATAGTGAAAAAGTCATTTTCAAATCAATTCACCACCATGGCAAAGAAGCCATGCTGGACGAAATGCACAAACTGCTAGACGCAGCGGACGTTGTAATTGGTTGGAATTCAATAAATTTTGACACCAAACACATGAACCGCGAATTCCTAGAAAACGGCTACCTACCCCCTGCCCCATTCAAAGACCTAGACCTTATGCGTGTAGTCAAAGCAAACTTCAGAATGCCTTCAAATAAACTTGATTATGTTTCACAACTGCTTGGTGTTGGTGCAAAAGTGCAACATAGTGGTTTCCAACTTTGGTTGGACTGCATGGCTGGCAAGGCCGCCGCGTGGAAAGAAATGAAAGAATACCAAATTCAAGATGTTAACCTTCTAGTTGACCTTTATGAAATTTTGAAGCCGTGGATAAAGAACGGTCCGCATTCTGCTTTGCATGACGGCATTGAAGGCGGTTGTCGTAATTGTTCATCTACCAATTTGCAGCGGCGTGGAGTTGCTAAAACTAACACTGCAACTTACCAGCGTTTCCAATGCCAGGATTGTGGTAGTTGGAACCGCGGCAGTAAATCTATGACTACCGCAACAATGAAAGCAATTTAGTGACTGTTTTACCGAATGAAATGAAACTGGCTGAAAAGGTTGCTTGGCGTATTGGCAGCAAATGGTCTTCAGTGGAGATAGATGACCTAACAAGCCACCTTTACCTTTGGCTTGTAGAAAATACCCGCGCATTGGAACGGTGGCGTCTAGAGGCTTCAGACGGAAAACTATACGTTAGTCTGCGACGTGAAGCAGCCAAGTATTGTGCCCGTGAGCAAGCGGCCCGTGTTGGTAGACCAATCAGTGAAAACAATTTTTATACTGAAGCACTGGTTGAACGTGCGTTGCCTTTTATTTTTGAAGACATTCCACAAACAACCGTGGCACAAAACCCAGTGACAGGTGCACCAGTAAACGTGCCTGCCGAATACGACGTGGCTTTGAATCTTCTAACAGACATTCGTCAAACTTTTTATGGCCTGAACCCTGACATTCGTGAAGTGCTTGCATGGCGTTTTCGTGACGGTTTGACTTATGAAGAAATTGGCGAATTGAAAGGCATTACTAAAGACGGTGGTGCAAAATCTGTAAACCGTGCAGTCATTCGTTTGGTGGCTGCCTTAGCAGGGGAAAAACTATGAAGCATAAATTAGCGGAAGCCATTGCGCTTCTAGACGACAAGCACTTGGTTTGGTCTGAAGATTTTGAAACCATTCGCCTGCCACTTAGTGACCTTTTGGAACGGTTGCGGCAATCAGAATCCACAGACTTTGACGACGAACTTGACACACTTCTGCACGCACTATTGCAGATTGACTACACAGACCCAGTGACAACAGACCCACTTCTTCAATGGTTAGATTCTGCTTCGCGTCAACTGGAAATTGTCGAATACGCGGCAAGCCGCAGTGAACGGACCGCCGCTGCAATCAAGCGTTTGTTCCGCAGTATTTAGACAGTAAGAAACCCCCACGGCCCTTGGTTCCGTGGGGGTTTTGTCTTACGCTACTTTTTGTTTGTTTCTATAGGCACGAATTTGGTCACGTTCTTTCACGGTAAGTCCGCCCCAAATGCCATGGTCTGGTTCGTTCTTTATTCCGTATTCGGCGCATTGGGCAACAATTGGGCATGAACTACACATTGAACGTGCTTCGGCAATTCCACGTGCACCGTCTTCATAGGTAGGAAAGAACATATCTGGGTAGTTTGTGCACGGAACAATTTCTTTAGCGTCATCTTGTGCTTTGTATAGGTCTAGCAAATCTTTGGAAATCAAAAGTTCGTATTTCACGGCGTGTCCCTTCGTTGTAAAATGTCGCATGGTGCGACTAAGATGAATCTACAACAACAAATCTGGAAATGCAAAACCGCAGGGAATCCAAAAGGACTACAACCTGCGGTCTGCTAACCATTACTGAAGGGAAATAAAGCAATGGCTAATGAAACAATAACACCTGCAAATGAAACACTGAAAGACGCAGTTTTTATTGGCAACTTTGAAAACGGTTCAGAAGAATGGCATGAACAACGCAGTAAAGGAATTGGTGGCAGTGACGTTGGTATTCTTTGCGGACTAAGCGAATGGACAAGCCCTTACACTTGGGCTGCAAAACGATTAGGCAAAATTGAATCAAATAACGAAACCAGCGAACCAATGGAATGGGGCAACCGTCTTGAACCAGTAATTCTGGACGCATTTCAAGACAAATACCCAGACATTGAACTATGGCGTGACGCTGGAACATGGCACCACAAAGACCGTGCTTGGCAGCAAGCAAACCCAGACGCACTTTATACCGCAGACGGTGGCAACACTTGGGGAATTGTTGAAGTAAAAACAGCACGCTACGAAGACCAGTGGAAACAAAGCGAAGACGGCAAGAATGACGTAATCCCACCAACCTATCGCGCACAAGTCTTGTGGTATTTGCAAACCTTTGGATTGACCCACGCTTATGTTGTTGTGTTATTCAGCGGTTCAAAGTTCCGTGTGTTTGAAGTGCACTATGACGCTTTTGAAGCAGACGCCAACTTGCAAAAGGTTTCTGACTTCCTTGCCGAATTCGTAAATAAAGAAACCTTGCCACCATTCAGTGCACCATTCAATTCAACACTTGAAACTGTTCGCTTCATGCACCCAGACATTGAAGACGCCGAAGTGGAACTTGGCATTGAAGGCGTTGACTATTTTGAAGCCATTCGTGAATTGGAAAAGGCACAGGCTGAAGTTGACGCTGCAAAGGCAGACATTTTGGCACGCATGGGTAATGCCAAGCGCGGAATATTAAATGGTCAATGGGTTTTGACACGTCAAGCCCGTGGTGGTGGCGTTCCTTACCTGGTGGCTAAAAAATGAGCGGCTACCAACCACACTTTGACATTGACTATTCCCGTGGTCTAGTGGGTGAAAAACTGGTTGGAACTTTCCTTGAAGCACTTAGTGGTTCCAAGATTGAAGTGAAAACTGATTATCGCGCCATTGAAACAGGCAACGTTTATGTTGAAGCATGGCAGTTCAATAGCAAAGGCGAATGGGTAAAATCTGGCCTAAACGTCACTGAAGCCGAATGGTTTGTTTTCGCAGGACCAAGTGGCGACGGCTTTGTAGCAATCAAGTCTGCTAAACTTAGGGAACTTGCCATGGACGCGCCAAGGGCTTCCATTGACATAAATACACGAAACACCCGTGCCACCCGTGGTAGGTTGGTCACGGTTCAATCTATTTTTGAATCTATCTTTAGAAAGGGAAACCAAAATGGCTAACTACAAAGGCCCACTAGATTACATTGACGTTGCAACCAGAATTGTTGAATTCCGTGAAAAATTTCCAGAAGGTTCACTGCAGCAACAAAGTCTAGAATTCGTAAACGTCAACGGTAAAGACTGGGTTGTTTACACAGCAGCGGCTTACCGCACACCAGACGACAGTCGTCCAGGCATGGGAACCGCATGGGAACCAATCCCTGGACCAACTAACTTCACCAAGGACAGCGAAGTTCAAAATGCCGAAACAGCAGCATGGGGCCGCGCAATGGTGGCAGCATTAGCAGTTGACACACGCAAAGGCATTGCTAGTTCTGAAGAAGTTCGCAACCGTCAAGTTGAATCAGCACCAACACGCAACTGGCAAATAGAAATTTCTGAAATTTCAGACCGCGACAGCGCAGTTCAACTATTCAACGAAGCACGCACCCAGAAGGCACCAAAGTCCGTTCTAGACGCAATCACAGCAAAGGCTAAGACTTTTGCCTAAAGACCCAATGAATCCGTTAGCACGCGACAGGGCCATTCTATTGGAACTGTTTGGTCAGTTAGTTGTAATGGCAAGAACCTATGAAGCAAATGGCTGGGACGCCACAGCATTCCAAAATGAAGCAAAACGGGTTCACTTGCGTCTTATAGCAGTGCAAATGAAATTGGAAGCAGAAGACCATGACTGAAATCCTTACACCGCACGACGTTGTGCAAACTTTGCAAAGTATTCGCGAAGAAGCAGAACGTGGCGTAAAACTATTACACACCGAAGCACAAGAACTGGTTCGTTTGGAAGCAGTTGCAGACCGCATTGAATACAGTTCATATTTGGAAGCAAAAGGAACAATAAATGACCGCACGGCAATCAGCCGCTTGCAAGCCGAAGAAGCACGCACAGCAGCCGAAATGCAAAAAGTAAAAGTTGACTACATAAAGCAAAAACTGCGTCAATTATCAGAACAAACTATGGCGGTGCAAACTTCTGCACGCATGGTGGAATTGGATTGGAAGACTACAAGATGAAAATGCCTGGCAGAATCAAGATTGGTTCACAAATTTGGGAAGTTAGTGAACAGGACCGTAAAACTGCTTATGATGATGAAGTTTTTGGCTACACCAGTTCTAAAGATTTTACTATCGTCATTGACAAAGGTTTAGCAAATGGGGTGAAACGTGTGACTTTGTTGCATGAATTATTGCACGCAATTAGGTTCACGTTTGGTGGGTCTTTCACACCTGCTAAGACAACCCCTTATGGTGAATGGGAACATTATTGGATTGGTTTGTATGAAGAACCACTGGTGATGTTATTGCGTGACAATCCTGAACTTGTTGTTTATCTTTTATCTGACTAAATACACATTGTTTGCACGCTACTTTGGCTTTGTAGAGCCTATCCAAGCCCGTTAGGTAAGAGATTAGATTGACGCCTAAACAGTTTCAGAAGTATTTAGAACGTGACGGTGGTTGCTACCACTGCGGAACCACTGAAGCACTTTCACCAAACCACCGCGCTAACCGTGGCATGGGTGGTTCTAAGCAACGTGACGTGCCAAGCAATGTTTTTATTTTGTGTAGTGAAATGAATAACGCTATTGAACAAAACGCACACTTGGCTGCCACTGCCAGGTCTAATGGTTGGAAGTTGTGGAATTGGCAGGACCCTGCTACTACCCCAATTTTCGACACGCAGAAGAACCAGTGGTTTATCTTGGGTGACGATTTTACCCGTAAAGTAATAAATTCGAAGGGAACCGAATGACAACAGACACAGGTGTGAGGAAATTATACCGCCAAGACAATCAGCCTTTCGCGCAGGTGCCAAATGATGCAATCCGCGACCCAGAAATAACACCTGGTGCGTTCCGTCTACTTGCCTATCTTATGAGCCATAACGACGGCTATGAACTTACCTATAACCAGATTGAACGCCAAACTGGAATGGGACGCTACGCCATAAACGAAGGCATAAAAAACCTAGAAGCCAAGGGCTGGTTGAAAACCGAAGCAACCAAAGCAGCAGACGGAAGATTTGGCCCAAAGGCTTGGACTGTATTGAATCCCACCACCGTTGGTAATTCCACAGCGGGTGATTCCACTACGGAAAAACCAACGGACAATAAGAATACAACCTTAAAAGAATACAAAGATAAAGAAGTTCTTGGTCAAGATGAACTTGACCGTGCGTTCAATGAGTTCTGGCAGGTTTATCCACGCAAGGTTGGCAAGGAAGCAGCCCGTAAGATTTTTGCAAAGGTCTACCCACCTGACAAGGTTGAACTTATTGAAGGTGCAACCCGTTTCGCTAAGGACCCTTACTTACCAATAGACAAAAACTTTATTCCGCACCCAGCCACTTGGCTTAATGGTGGCCGTTGGCTAGATGAACCGCTTCCGCCCCGTGAACGGTCTAAAGAAGAACTTGCACTAATCGCTGCGGAACAAGCACGAAAAGCCCGTGAAGCGTCGCTGAAGGCCACTGAAGCCCTATTGCGTGAAAGTGCACAGGCGAAAGCGCAGGCTAGTCCGCCACCAAAGTGTGAACACGGTAATTCAATCGTGTCTTGCAAAATCTGTTTACACCGTAAGCAGAACTAAAGTGCCCGAAAGGGACCAAACGAAAGAAGAAACAAAATGGCAGTGAATGTTGTATTTGAAGGCTTTGTAAATGAAGTGAAGCCTTTTTCTTGGGGAACCGTTGCAAAGGTTAGCCACTCGCAGCGTGCAAAGAATGACGCAACAGGTCAGTGGGAAACTGTTGGCAAGGATTACTTTGACGTGACCCTTCCTGAAGGTGTGACAATTCCAGAAGGTGAATTGGTTCGTGTTGAAGGAACTTTGAAGGTTGGCACTTATGACAAGAAGGACGGCACCACTGGTGTTGCTTTGAAGGTTCGTGCCCAATCAGTTCGCAAGGTTGAACGCGGTCAGCGTGACGCCGTTGCTGCAGCGAAGGAAGTTTTGGCACCAGTGCCAGATTCTTGGACTGCAGTTGAAGACACCGAATTGCCGTTCTAATGTTTCCCACAGTATTTTGGTTAGTCATGGGATTATTCATGTTTGGCAATGCCAGTGTGATTGAACCAACTTGGTTAGTTGTCACTAACGCAAGCCTTGGTGTTTTGTTCACACTTGCTGGTGCTTATAGCGGGTGGGTTTCTAGCCGCAAATGATTGAATCACGCGAAGAACTGTATTTTTCAGCGTTTGGGACACCTAGACCGCAGGGGTCCAAGCGTTATGTTGGCAATGGCCGTTTCATTGAAGCGTCGGACGTTATGCCGTGGCGTAGGGCTATTGCTGAAGCAGTTCTTTTGGCGTTCCAGGCGACGGGGGACGAACGTCCGTTTACTGCACCAGTTGTGGTTTATGCGACGTTCTTCCTTCCGCGTCCGAAATCGGTCAAGCGATTGTTTCCTACAGTGCCACCAGATTTGGATAAGTTGCAGCGTGCTTTGGGTGACGGCCTTTCGATAAATGCCAACGCCTTAGTGGACGATTCGCTTATTGTCAAGTGGGTGGCAAGTAAGGTTTATGCGGATTCACGGGAAGCGGGGGTGCGTGTCGCAATCAAGTTGGCTACCCCTGAAAACTTGGCTGAAGCCGAACTTGCCAGTAATTCACTGGATTTTGGGGTGTGCGAGGTTTGCGGCAAATAGCCGTTATGAAACTGTTATCAAAAAGTGCCTAAATGGATTTGACATTTGAAACACTAACTGGTTCACTAGATACATAGCCCGAAGGACGGGCACGAAGGGATATCGAAATGAACACTTACACAGCAGAATTTTCAAACGGCATTGACATTAGCCGTAGCACTAAGCACACTTACACACACGCTTGGGCACTTCTAAGCGTCAACGGTGGAACCTATAGCACTGGCTTTTCTTCTTCAGCAGAATCAGCAAAAAAGGCAGCGGCTTCAACCCGTAGTTTCTACACCAAGCACATGAAGATTGACGCAGCAAACATTGTTTTAGAAGTTGTAGAGGTGGCCGCATAAGCGGCCCCCTAGGGATTTGAAGGGGAATCAAATGAACTACACAAAACAACCAACTGAACCAATCATTCGCGACGCTTACGCAATCGCAGACGCAATCGTGTTTCAGCAAGAGCAAGAAGCACGCCAAGCAAAAGCAATCGCACGCGACGGAATCATGAACGACAAAGTTGCAAAACTAAGCAACGACATTGTTCGCCTTCAGGTTCTAATCACAAATCGCACAGCAGCCTGGGATAGGCTCTACAAAGCCAAAGTAGCGTGCAAACAATGTGTATTTAGTCAGATAAAAGATAAACAACAAGTTCAGGATTGTCACGCAATAACATCACCAGTGGTTCTTCATACAAACCAA